AACAAGCCTTTGCGGCCCTGATAAGAAGATAACTACCCGATGCTATTTAGGGAGTCAAGTATATAATTCCCTTGCGAAGATTGGTTTGTCATTTTTTGTACTAACCCCTGATCTGGCGAGGTGCCCGCCCAGCGATAACAGGGGTTTTGCCAACCCCGCCACGGCCAAGGTTGAGCCGTTTGCTTTCGTGCTTCGCAGCTTCTTTGCCGCCAACATAGCATTCGTCAATTTCGACAATGCCAGCCAGTTCAATAGGGTCATTGCCACGCGCTTCACGAAGCCTTTGCAGCATAAACCAAGCCGACTTTTGAGTAACGCCAATCTGCTTGGCAAGTTGCAGGCTGGATATACCCTTGCGCGCCGTAACGAGCAGATACATGGCATAGAGCCACTTGTGCAGAGGGATTTTGGACCGCTCAAATATCGTGCCGGTGCGGATGGTGAAATCGAGCAGGCAGGCGTTGCAGCGGTAGAAGCCGCCCTTGCGGGTGCCGATACGCTTTGCTTCGCCGCAGGCAGGGCAAACAGCCCCGTCAGGCCAGCGGCTGCGTTCAAAGTAAGCGACGGCGCTGGCCTGATCGGGGAACATCTGAAACAACTCGAAAGTCGATATGGTGGATTTACTCATTCTACGGCTCCCGAAGCGCCCCAATATACTAAGCGGACTAACTCTGGTCCTGATAGATCGGGAAAGCGGTGGCGTATAGCGTGGGCTTCTGTGACGGTGCAAAATGCCTCCCGCCCCATTGGCACCGTGAATTTTTGCCGAAAGTATTCATCGGACTTGTGCGTTTTTCGGCGAAAGAATTTTATCATGCCGCGCCCTCCCAAGATTTACGAATGCGAGCCATTTGTTTGTCATGACTTAATCCTCTTTCTCAACGCAAAAAGGCGGTCAGTGCATCGAGTTCCGCCTGGACACCAGCGATAGCGTTGTCATAGGCCCGAAGAATAGGGTCAGATGCGACAGCGGCATCAGCCGCATCAATGCTAGACCAGTCTTCCGTAATCGGATTTTCGGCGCAAATAACATGGAAGCGAGCAGTACGCGCCAAGCCTATTTGATTGCGCGTAGTGATTAATGTTTGGATGGCCTCAAAAAGCGGGTTTCTCGACATTTCAAAACTCCTTAAAAACAAGCCTTTGCGGCCCTGATAAGAAGATAACTACCCGATGCTATTTAGGGAGTCAAGTATATAATTCCCTTGCGAAGATTGGTTTGTCATTTTTTGTACTAACCCCTGATCTGGCGAGGTGCCCGTATCAGCGTTGAAAAATTCCCCTAGCACTTCACCATCGGCAATGCGCTTGCCATTAGCAGCGCTAAAGAATGAAGATGCGGAATTTCCCTCTTACGAAGCCGCCTTTGCCATCACGCATCTTTTTCAAACTCCCCTGAACCGCCTATCGAGAAGCCCTTATATTCCTTCGATGCGAATTTAGCTAGGACTCCGGCATTGGGCTTCATTGCAACCAGCCATCCGGTTTTGCGCGTTGTGATTTCCAGCGCCTTGGCAATATCCGTTGTCAAAGGGAATGAATGAACAATCATGCCGATTGCATCGCCGCCGTGCATTTCCTTGGCCACCCGCCCCGCCGCCATAAATTCAGATACGCCGTCAAGCATAACCTCTTCAGGGATATTGTCTTGGTGGTGATCGTAATAATCCTCGCCATCAATTTTGCAGATAATTGCAAAGCCAAAAACCAGCCCATGCTCTATTTTTTCGATTTGCTCGACTTTGGCGATTGCGACGGTTTGCATCTGGCGGTCCTCTTTGCTTGTGCCAGTCAAATAACACGCATCAGCAATATCGCCAAGCCTATGGTTTTATCCTGTAGACCACGGCACAACGGCAATTGATGATTGTATCCGCTTTGGCCGAGGGGTCGCCGGGGTACATCAAGAGCTGACTTTTGCCATCGACAAAGGGCTGGTCCATCCCCCTAATCTGGCCGTGCATCGTATCATGCCAATCGCGGGTTCGCTTATCGGCGGTCCTAAACCATTCGCGCTCAATGCGGTCCGCGCCCAGCCCCAATTGCGTCATCATTTGGCGGGCAGCATCATCGCGGGCCATTGATGTTGCGGCCAGCCCTTGCGTTCTGGCGATGTTTTCGGAGCGGTGAATTAAATATCGCTGGCGATAGCGGTCTGTCATTCGATCAATTTGTTCGGGCGTTAACGGATCGCCGCCTTTGCTTGTCGCCCGGCGAACGCTGGCATCAAAACGGCGGTCGCGCAAAGCTCTATCAAGCGCGTTTCGGCTTTGTGATTCCAAGGCGCGGCGGTAGCTGGCAACATGGCTTTCTTGGTATGCAGTAAGACCTATGACCGAGCGGAAAGCGCGGGCCATAGGAGCGTAACCCGCGCCCGTTTCATATCCGCGCTGCATGGCTTGGCGAACGGCGGCGCGTTGATCGGATGAGAATTGCCGGATTTGCAGCATCGTTTGCCGCTGGATTTTGGCCGCCGCAGCCGGATCACTTGGATCAAAGAACACAGCGACAACCGGATCGGCAAGGCCGCTGGCAAATCCCGCCATTGCGGCGCGTCCTGAATCGGCAAAGGCATCCGAGAATGCTGTTGTGACGACGCGATAATGGCGGTCAAGAATTGCAAGGGCGTCATCAATACGGCCCGCTTCGATTAATCTCTGAATTTCGGCAATAACAACCGGATCATTGGTTGACCGGATAAAGCTCATGAAGGCGTCCCGAATGCGCTTTTCCTGCTTGGCTAGTAGCGCCTCAAAATCGTCAAGCTGTCCCGCCATTTATCCATTCCTCCGTTGGAGCGCCAAGATATTCCCGCGTCCAGCCCGATAGCGATTTCACCCTGCCTTGCAGGCGGTGGCCGTAACGCTGCCATGCCGCCCGATATTGCCGCGCCTCGGTCCATTGCTTTGCAGCGCCCTTATGGCAGAAAGTTTGACGCAAAGGAATTCCGGCGCAAATGATTTTGTCCGCGCCTAATTCAATGGCAATCCGAACACATAATAGGCCGGAGGAGCCGCCCCAAATATCAATCGGTTTTGCGCCTGCTATTGCGCAATGGACGGCGCGGTGGCGCGGATACCAATAATTGATAACAGGGGGAAGCCCTGCCAGCGCCCGCTCCCTTATCCATTTGGGCATAAGATCGGGGTGCATACTTGCCCAATGATCTATTTTGCCCGGATAATCGCGGGCGGCATGATTGCAGGCAATGATAATGGCATCGGGCGCAAGGGCCTTTGCGGCGGCCAAATCCTCGTCCATGCAGTTGGCCGATCCGAGCGCGATTGCGATCATTCCTTCGCCCGCCACCAATTCCACTCATAAGCATGTTCGCAACCTGCAAAGCCGTCCATGCGCGGCAAGCCAAGGGTAAAATGAACCATTTTTGCATTGGGGTTCGGGGCATCAACGCCAACTAAATGGTTCCATTCGGCGGGTAGCTCGCCTATTTCGTCATCCTCTAGCCAGCAAAAATTATGCAGCTCGCGGCCCTTGGCTAAATTGACCATATCAAGCGTTAAATTTTCATTTGCCGGATGATCGCAGTTAAAAAGCATGAGGGACGACCAATTCTTGCGCGGATAGGCGGTTTGAATTTGCCCATCCATCTTAATGCCCTCGGCGGGCTGATAATCATGCTTTACAACCATCACCGCATATTTGGGATCGGCGAGCGCAAACAATTCGGCAATATCCGCGCAAGCCATGAAATCGCAATCCATAAACAAGGCCCAACCCTCTTTCGCCAAATGCGGAGTGAGGAAGCGGGTCAATGCGAATTCGGTAGACATCGGCGCTTGGCTTATTGTGTCGTAAAGCTGGTGTTGCTCGGTCCGCTTGTCCCAGCGGTTTTCGTGATCGCGGCTGTAAAGCCTTTGGTGGCGCACGGCTTCCAAATGGATAGGCAGGGCAGGGATATTGAGCGATGATTGCATCAACAAAGACAGGCGGGCGACCCGAAACGCGTCGGACTCGCGCTTGTCATATCCGATATAAATTGAACGCTTTGTCATTGTGGTTTTCTCGCCCCTTTAGCGTGCGCTGACCATCTCCCCAGCATGGTATGTGGCCAGACATGCCCCGATTTCCCCGATTTGACAAGATGATGCTCGCGCAAGCGGCAAGCGACGCGGGCGCGGTCCCATATATAAGCACTGTGATATTCGGGCATGTCGAGGAAGTGATCGCCCGTATATGACTCCGCCATCACTGCAAGGAATCGGCGTGTTTCAGCACTTATTTTTACCGCCCAAAAACCGATTTCGCTATGTGTGCCGTCGCGGTTTAAAAACATGACATCGGCCTTGCGGAGCGGTTGCGTGATGCTTTCCAAATCAGGCGGCGCGATTGTTTCGACATCGCCATCCAGCCAAATCAGAATATCCCCATCATCTAGCCATCGCGCCGCATCATTTGGGATCAATATCTGCTTGAAAAACTTGAGGGCGTCATATCGAAAGTTATAGCCCTTTGCGAGGCATGATCTTTTCCACTTATGCCCCACGCAGGGTTCGCGGCCCGAAACTATGGGGTCGTCAAAATGACGTGCGTAAAATTCGGTTGCGCCGGGAATATTAAAAAGCATCTTATTGACGCCGCGCTGCATTTCTTGCGGCTCTTCAGTATAGACCATCAATTGCACTTGCTCTGGCCAAAAACGCGCAAAGCTTTTCATGAACGTATCGCCATATTGTGCTTTTCCGGTGGGCGACCACCCTGTGCAAACCAAAATCATTATTCGCCTCCTGTCATGCGGATGATGGTGTTCGTGATATTGCCGGAATCTACATAAAGCAGGAAGTGCGCCAACCGCGCTACGTCTATGGCATTTATCCATTCACGGCGGCGGCGCTTGTCCGCTCGCTCCATAAGCGCCGCCTTATCATCGCGGCGCTGCGTCATGCCAGAATCTATGATTATGCCCGGCGCAATACCGACAATCTGCTGGCGCTCGAATAACAGCGCCTTGGTTTCGATATAATGATGGATTGCGGTCTTTGCCCCTGCATAGGCCATGTCGTAGCTACCGCGATAACCGGACTCCGAGCCAATGATGCAAATGCGGGCTGCGGGGTTGCCCGCGATAATGCTGTCGCACACCTGCGCAATCCATAAGAAATTTACTTCCCATGTTTTACTTGCCTCGCGCTCGCCAATATCACCAAGCGCCTTGCCCGCCAAAAATCCGGTGCATATTAAATAGCGGCTATGAGCTTCGGGATCGACATCATTGATTGATCGGGCCTCAATAGCTTCATCGGGCGATAGCAAGCTGCAAAAACGCTGGGCGATGGTGCTATCAAATCCTGTTATGCAGATGCTCACCGGATCAATCGCCAATGATTTCGCGCACGGCCCGCTCGGCAGCAATAACAGCGTCAATTTTGCCAGCGCGGATACGAATAAGCTTAGGCCCTGCCACTGCTACATCAATAAGCCTTGTATCCGCTCCGGATAGCGGCATGGCGCGAACCGATTTCATTACGCCGACCTGTTTGTATTCGCGGATTTCGGGATAATAAAAAGCCATGCTGTCGATCATCGAATTGCATTGATCGGCCAATTCATCATTGCTAAAATTATCCAGCGCAGCCTTGGCCTGGGCATATGTCTTTATGCTTTTGGATATAGGGGTCCAGAGCGCCGAGGAAAGGCTGCATAGCCCTTTTGCGCGGTCCCACGGGTAAAGAGAGGGAAGCGGCCCATCCATAATTGTCACGGCTTTGTCGGCATTGCCCTCCAGCAATAAAACGACGCAAGGTTCATATCTATCAACGCCTGCCCAATCGCTTGCGCAAAACGTGCAATCAATCATCCAATCAAAGCCGTATGTTTTACGATCATCGCTTTCAAAGTGAATATCGCCCGCTAATTGATCGGCAAAATACGCCTTGGCGCGGCTTGTTACGATATGCCGCTCGCCTGTAAGCATCGCTCCGGCGACGTTATGCAAACCAAATTCGGCGGGGCGCGGAATGTCGATAAACGGAACCTCGCCCGTCATTGTCGCTTGATATTGCGGATAATCAACCATGCTGGTATCGGCGGCAATTGCGTAAATGTTGACAGGGATACTATCGGTCAAATCGCCATAGCGAGCCATAAATTCGGCATTGTGGGCGCGGCAAGCAGCGCGGGTTTCGTAAGATCGCGGATAATGAAACCCTGCATGAAGGCGGGCCGGAATGTTGCCGCTTGCGCCTTGCATTATATCGGAGCGCAGTTCGTGAATTTCGATTTTATGGCCAGCGTTTTTCAAGCCTAGCCCAATCGAAAGCCCGTAATAGCCCGCTCCGATAATTTTAATTCTCACATCAGCACCAAATCATAAGGCGCATCGCTGCAATCAAAGTGCCCTGCAATATCCCAATGCGCGACAATCCTAATGCCTTTGGGCTTAAGCGCATCGGCGGCGGCGTTGATTTGCGCTATCCACCATGCAGGCGGCTCGATTGTCACATGGACATCGCGGCCATCCGATAGTTTCTTGCGCGTAGGGCGGCAGCTTATGCCTAAAAACAAAAAGCCGCCTTGCCCTGTATAGCCTATCAGCTCGCGCAAAACAGCGGGGACGTCTTTGCGCTCGATATGCTCCATTACATCGGTGCAAATGACGCCGCCAAACTGGCCTAGGGGCTTCGCATCCAATTGCTTGACGCCAATATCATAGCAATGCGGCAACAGGCCGCCCCAACTATCATGGTATCGGCGAGCGAGATATTGCATCCCTTTGCCGCAACCATAATCAAGCATTCTTGTAGGGGCGCTCGCACTTACCAACTTCCCAATTGCGCCGACATAAGCGCCAAGCGAATAGCCCGGAAAGCGTTTATCGGATTCGTGCATTTTGCCATATTCGGCGGCGTAATCTGTCATTTCAAATTCTCCCGATATTCTTCAAAACTTTCCGCGAAAACGCCGCTACGCCAAATATAGCGGGTCGTTATCTTGCCACGCGGCTCGCGCACCATAAGGGAAAGATGCCATTCAAGCGTGGGATAGGCCGCTGCAAATGTTTCGAATAGCGCGGTCCAGAATTCAGGGGGCTGGTTGATGTTGCGATTGGCGGGATCGCCGATTTCGCGCTTCATGCGCGGGCCTATCTTTTCCGCTAGGTAAACGGCCTTGTTTGCATGGCCAGCAATCCGCTCAATAAACCATTGCAAATCGCCCGCAGGAATAATGGATGCGGTATGTGTGCAAAGAACCAAATCGAACTTGCCTTGCGGCTCGGCTTCATAAGGCGGCCAGCAAGGATCATGCTTGGTAACTTCAAAGCCCCAAGACTCTTCCAATGTGAGGCCATCGGCGGGATCACGCCAACTATATTGCTTGCCTTTTCCTGCGCCAATATCGAGCGCCGAGCCAATGCCAAGCCTTTCGATTAAAGGGGAGAGATAGGGCTTGTGCGGGCGCAGGAACGAGCCGCTATAAGTCTTCGCCGACAAATGATGACGCCGCCCCTCTGCTACCGCATCGTAATACGCTTTACTTGGCTCCCCCATTTTGCACCTTTTCTATCATTTCAATAATATGCCCCGCCGCCAATCCCGTCCGCATTTCTACTTCCGTCCATTGATGATAAGCTAGATTTGCGAATAGCTGATCGCGCTTCTGGCGCAAAGGGTTTTTAATATCCGCAACGCTGCGCGATGATATGGGAGCCAGCACGCCCTCGCCGATAACAATGCTCGGAACGCCCAATAATGCGGCTTCAAAGCAAGCATTGCTCCCGTGCGTGATAAGGCAGGCCGCGCCTTCCAATACCGAAGTAATGGACTCATCGCCGCCGCTATATTCCGTCCCGTCAATTGGAACCGCCCCATCCCATGAAGGCTTAGGCCGATAGATAATTGGCGCATCGCTGTATTTGCGGATTTGCATTGCAATATCAGCCGCCCAAATAGTAGGTTCTGGCAGGCCGTGGAATTCGTGATATTTAGCCGACGAACCCGCAATGACAATGCTAAAACCCCGCGAGCGCCAAGGCTTGATTTCAATTCCCAAAGCTTTCCAGCGGTCGTCTTTTTGGCGCGGCCTATCAATAGTGGCAATCGGATGATGGCCGCCAACGCTTACCCGCCAATACTCCCAAACCCGCGATCCTGCTGCCCGCGTGCGGATATATCCTTTATCCAGCATGATCGGGATAACGCCCGCTTTGATTGCGGCCTTCCAAAGCTTGCGCGATTTGACGCCCACCATCGCGGCGGCGTCCAGCCCTGCCAATGCGGCTAAATCGCTATTTGAATGCGCCTCGACTTTAGCGCCATTGATCGCAAGGCCAGTCAAAAAGGCTTTGGACAAATCGCGTTCACGGGGCTTGTCGCTATGGAAAAAACCTATTTTCATTTGCCCTCCAAAAGATCGCCAAGGACATAATCCCAAGCAATTCCGCTTTGCATTTCGTCTATTGAATATTGGGTATAGGCCAGATCGGCGGCAAATTGAGCGCGGTCGCCGTGCATTGGCAAATTGTTGATTTGTTCAATGCTATGCGCCGATAACACGGATGCCGCGCCAAATGGGCAGACGCAGGGGACGCCCGCTATCAGCGCGTCAATTGCCACGTTGGAATGATGGGTTACCACCGCATAAGCATCGCGCAAGGCGACATCAAGCGGCGTCCGGCTATCCATCACCGTGCCCTTGATAGGTTTTGCGCCCGACCAATTAGGCTTGGGGCGATAGATAATACGGCGGTCGGTAAGGGCTGATAGGCGGGCAGCGGTCTCGCGCTCCCATGATTCCGCTGCAAATCCTTCTGCGGCGGCTGCCTTGGCGCTCATGCCTGCAATAATGATATGGCCATCGCCGGACTTGCGCCAAGGCTTGATTTCCAGCTTATGCTCGGCAATGCGGTCGGCGGGCCTTGGCTTGCCTTGGAAATAGGCGGTGGGGTGGCGGTCGCCCAAGACAATTTTGTGATAACCATCCCACCGCGTTAATTTATGCCGCGCCCAATATCCTAGATCGACAAAGACCACGCGGCATCCGGACGTATCGCGGTAAGCGCGAAATGCGCTGTAAAGCCCTTCCGATAATCCATAAAATAAAGCGACGCGGGCATCTGGTTTTCCGGTGAATGAACGGCTTGATTGAACAACGGCATCTATGCCCCGCGAAATAGCACCGCGCATCATCATCTCTGCGATAAGAACGGAGCGCTTATTGGCCTGCGCTGTATAAATTATGACTTCCGGCATTAAGCAACCCATCTAAAGCTAAACCACTTTGGATTTCAGCTATCCGCCATTGCGCCCATGAAATATTGCGCCAAAGCCTTCCCCTATCGGGGGTAAAGCATGATTCGATGTCAGGCACAAGCCCGCGAGCGGCAAGGCCGCCTATCCATCCCTGCATATCGTGGAAAACAGGGATGCCGTGGGCAATTGCCTTAATCGCGCCGCCGCTGCCCCAAGTTACAACCGCATGGCAATTTATTAGGTCGTACCAAGGATCAGGCCGCGCCGCGCCGGGATGACGGCGCATACGGATAGGGCGGTCTGTGTGTTTGGCAAGCCGCGTCATGATAAGCCTTGGCCAATCCAAAGGCATTGCAACGCCCCTTGTGCCGATACCGCGCTGCGGCATGACAAGAATGTGATCGCCGCTTGCCCGCCAGTCTTTTTGATCGGGTACAAATCGCGGCTTATCACCAACATACCATCGCCCCGCGCCATTGTGATAATCCAGCGCCAAGGCAAAGGGTTTCTCGGCGGGCGTCTCGCCAATATATCCATTTTCGGCAATCAAGACCCTCGCGCCCGCACGATGATATAGCTGGGCTATCGGGTCATTGCCCCGCGTCCTATTCCAGAGCAGCAAGATATCATCCGGCGCGGGCGTCCTTTTATATTTGTCCGATACGCAATAGCCATGCCGCGCCAGACCAGCCTCAAAGGCATCTGGGCGATAGGATGGCGTCGGCCTTAGCATCACCGCCGCGTGGGGCATTAGAATGGCCCG